GCTAACTCCCGTTATTCTGACGGACATGCTTATTGCTTTGTATGTCATCACAGGGAGGATGGCAGCGGGGAAATCCACTATCATCATACCGGCAATGAAAAACGGTCTGAGATTAAGGGAACACCCGTATATTTAAAAGGTAGAGGACTATCTGAAGAAATATGCCGTAGGTTTCGTATCCATAAGGATGGCGATACACTAAGGATGCACTATTTTGATAAGCAAGGTAATGTATGCGCGGCAAAAGTCAAAACAAAATCTAAAGAATTTTGGTGGGATGGCAGTAATGTTGACCATCAATTATTCGCACAAAACCTTGTACCAGATCGAGGTACAAGACTCACCATTTATGAAGGAGAATTAGATGCAGCGTCTGGATATGCTGCAATGCCTACATGGCCTCATGTATCTCTACCAAACGGAGCTGCCGGGGCTAAGAAAGACCTTCAAAGGGTCATCGAACTCACGCAAGGCTATGAAACTATTGTTCTGTTCTTTGACAACGACTCAGCTGGAATTCAGGCTGCACAAGACTGTGCTACTTTATTACCTCCTGGGAAGGCGAAGATTGCGAGACTGGAGAAATACAAAGATGCTTCCGATGCTCTTCAACAAGGAGACACTGAAGCAATACGACGCGCTATCTACGACGCAAAAACGTTCCGTCCTGATGGAATTGTTGATGCTAAGTCACTACAGTCTATAGTTACACAACCCAACCCACCATGCGCACATGAGTATCCTTTCGAAGGACTTAACAAGAAACTACACGGGATCAGGTATGGGGAACTTAACCTCATTACTTCTGGCACTGGTAGCGGAAAAACCAGCTTCTGCCGTCACCTTGCAACTCACCTCCTCGAAAGTGGGGAATCAGTTGGGGTGTTGGAACTTGAAGCAAGTAATAAAAACACAGCATTAGGCTTAATGTCCTGTGCTGTGGGTAAACCACTACACATAGGAGAACATGACCCAAAAGAGCTCCAACAATGCTTTTTGGACTCTCTTGCCAATTGGAATCTCTATCTTTTTGATGGTTTTGGTTCTTTTGAACCAGATGTTATCTTCTCAAGGATTGAGTTTATGGCAACCGGCCTTGAATGTCGAGTCATATTTCTAGATCACATATCTATTCTACTTAGTGGATTAGATGGTGATGAAAGGCGTATGCTTGACCAGACCATGACAAAATTAAGATCATTAGTTGAACGTACAGGTATCACCTTATTCCTAGTATCACATGTCAGACGAACTCATTCAGACCAGACACACGAAGAGGGAGCAAGAATCAATCTCGGACATCTCCGTGGCAGCCACAGCCTTGGTCAATTGTCAGATGGAATTATTGCACTTGAGCGGGACCAGCAGGCGTCTGGATCAAAAGCTTCAACAACTGTCCGAGTACTTAAAAATAGACACTCCGGAGAGCTCGGGGTTGCCTCCTTATTAGATTACGATTTAGAAACATGTAAATTCCATGAAACAACGCCCACCAAAGAGCCAGAGTTCAATCCGGCCACTGATTTCTAAGCATGAAGTAGTACATCACACAGAGGTAACACGCTTGGCGTATGATCATCCGTGGAATCAACACCTACGAAAGTGGGATGCCGAGAAACACAAGGATAACAAGTTAAAAAAACCGAATACCCCAACAGCAGAAGCTATTAAAAAAGCAAAGTTTGTTGACAAAACTTATCAATGGAAAACAAACCAGTAAATCTCGCCTTTGACATAGAGACTAATGGTTTTGATTCAACACGTGTCCATTGTATAGTTACACAAGACTTGGAGACAGGTTTTGTTGAAGAGTATAATGATGAGAAGTATGGCGACAAAACCTTCTGTATTAAAGAAGACGCCCCATGTTCTAAGGGACAATGGATTACTTCAGCTCTTAGTAGCTTAATGGCATGTGATAATATCGTTTCACATAACGGTATACACTATGATGTCCCACAATTACAGAAGCATTACCCTTTCTTTATGGAATTAAATGCTAAGCATTGGGACACACTTATTTTGAGTCGCTTTTACCACCCACACTTACTAGACATTGACAAGAAACGTAAATGGCCTAGGATGCCAGCACGTTTATATGGATCACACAGCTTAGAAGCATACGGGTATCGTCTCAAATGTTTTAAAGGTGAGTTCTCTAAGGAGACTGATTGGAAAGAATGGTCCCCTGAGATGCAGGAATACTGCAAACAAGATGTCGCTGTTTTAGTAAAACTATGGAAACATTTCCAAAAATACCTGAACCCGTCATCTTAGAGCATCAAATCGCTGAGATGATGCAGGATCAGAAGAGGGTAGGATGGCCCTTTGATGTTCGTAAGGCTGAAGAGCTAGAGAACACATTAATGAGCATGCTAGAGAGCCTTAAACAGGCCGCTCAGAGGCAATGTACATTCGTTCCTGGTAACTTATTCACACCTAAGCGTGATAATAAGACACAAGGATACATAGCCGGAGCTGAAATGCAACGGTTAAAGGATTTCAATCCTAGTAGTAGGGATCATGTATCATGGTTACTACAACAGAAAGGATGGAAACCAAAGAAGCTCACTGCTACAGGTAAAGCTGTAATAGATGAGGTAGTATTAAAAGAAATAGGCACAGATGAAGCATTGTTATTCCTAAAAATACTGGAAACACAGAAGAAATTAGGAATGCTCTCACAAGGAAACAATGCATGGTTGAAGTTGGTCAAGAATGGCAGGCTTCACCACTCCTGTTTCATAGGGGCGGTTACTCATAGAATGGCACACGCCCGCCCCAATCTCGCACAGGTAAGTAGTGATACTGACTGTCGAGAATTATTCATAACAAAACCTGGATGGAAACTAGTAGATAGTGACCTTGCAGGGATTGAATTAAGAATGTTTGCACACTACCTAGCCCGTTACGACGGTGGTAGATATGCAGAGATTTTACTTAATGATGACATTCACCAAGTAAATGCAGACAAAATTGGAATCACACGTAAGCTTGTTAAGACAGTCACCTACGCTTTCCTCTACGGAGCAGGCGATAGAAAGATCGGTACCTCATACGATAGCCAACTCACAGAGACAAAGGCGGCGGAGAAGGGTAAAGAGATTAGGAAGGCTTATATGGATGCCATTCCTGGTCTTAAAGAGCTTGTTACAACTGCCAAGGAAGTATCTAAGGCTGGTGAGATCCGTGCCATCGACGGTCGTTATATCCGCGTTGACTCGCGACACAAGGCCTTAAACTGCCTTTTGCAGTCATCCGCAGGTGTAGTGGCTAAGCGTTGGTGCGTTTTGACAAATGAAAATCTAAGAAAATTGGACATTAAACATCAGAGGTACGCCTTTGTGCATGATGAACAAGTATTAGGAGTTCCACTATCATCAGCCGAGCAGGTTGGTGAGGTATGTAAGCTCTCAGCCTTAGAATCTGGTGAATATTATAAACTTCGACTGCCTATTGAAGCTGATGCTAACATCGGGGACAATTGGGCAGAGGTACACTAATGCTATTAATAGATACAGACTTTGTAGCTTATAAATCAGCACAGGCCACTGAGGAGGCAATAGATTTTGGAAATGACGTTGTAATAGCGCAATCCAACTTCACTGAAACCTTAAAGGTCTTTGAGCGTGAGCTACGTAAAATTAAAACCGCTATGATGGACGATGAAATCATCCTCTACTTCTCTAGTCCCCGAAATTTCAGGAAAGAAATTTTTGCGGATTATAAAGGCCATCGAAACCGCAGGAAGCCCCTGGGGTATAAACGTTTGGTCAATCACTGCCGCAATAATTATAACACGGTTATTAGAGACACATTAGAAGCAGACGATTCTCTTGGCATTGATCAGACCAGACATGCCAGTACAGATAATATTATCGTCAGTCCAGACAAAGACATGCGACAGATCCCAGGTATTCTATGGAATATGACTGATGATGTCGAAGAGATCACCAAAGAAGATGGAGACAGATGGCATCTAATACAATCGTTAGCTGGAGATCCTACTGATGGATATCCTGGCTGCCCTGGTATAGGAGTCAAACGTGCATCTGATATACTAAACAAACATGCAAAGCCATGGCCTGCAGTTTGTAAAGCGTATGAAGACAAAGGATTATCAGACGATGATGCTTTGCTAAATGCTAGGCTCGCTAAGATCCTACAGCATGAAGA